GAAGACAAGCTCGACGAACTAATGGCCGAATTTGAAGCCATGATGGGCGGAGAAGAAGAAGCCGAAGACGAAATGGACGCAGACATGATGGATATGGATGCAGACGTTGAAATGGACGACGAAGAAATGATGCCAGAAATGGGCATGATGGAAAACGTTGATCTTAAAGCAGCCCCAAAGCCAGTTACTACAGAACCTGCTGGAACAAACAGCAAGTCCACAGTGGCCGCTAACAGTGGTGCTAAAGGCATGGCAGCTAGTCCAGTTAAAATGACTGGTGATACTGCACAAGGCCGCTCTGCTCCTGCTGCCAAAGACATGGGCATGACAACTAGTCCTGCACAAGGCGCCGCACCAAAGCCTGTTACAACACAAGCTGCTGGTGTAAACACCAAGTCACCGGTTTAATAGATTATGGCTCGTTATCTACAAGAACATCTCAGCTTCCACCAAGCACAAGTAAAAGTGCTCACGGAGGAAGCTGCTGACGGTTCTGGTAAGACCCTTTACATGCAAGGTATCTGTATCGAAGGCGATAAGCGCAATGCCAACGAAAGAATATACCCGGCTCACGAGATCCGTAAAGCAGTTGGCACGATCAATGAACAACTTGAAAATGGCAACTCGGTATTAGGCGAAGTAGATCATCCGGATGATCTCAAAATTAACTTAGACCGTGTCAGTCACACCATAGATAAAATGTGGTGCGACGGCGCAATAGGTTATGGAAAATTAAAAATATTACCTACGCCAATGGGACAACTGGTCAAAACCATGTTGGACAGCGGTGTTAAATTAGGTGTTTCAAGTCGTGGATCAGGAAATGTCGACGACCGAACAGGACATGTCAGTGACTTTGAAATAGTTACTGTAGATGTAGTTGCACAACCCAGTGCTCCAAATGCATACCCAACAGCAATTTACGAAGGCCTCATGAACATGAAGTACGGACATAGATTGTTGGAAGTGGCAAAAGAAGCTGGGGCGGACAACAAGGTACAAAGATATTTGAAAAGTGGAATAGTGAAGCTGATCAAAGATCTTAAAATTAGGGAGGAATAAGCATGTTAGATGCTATTAAACCGTTACTAGACAGCGATTTGATCACCGAGGAAACTCGCCAGGAGATCTCTGAAGCTTGGGAAGCCAAGATGACAGAAGCTCGTGAACAAGTACGTGCAGAGCTACGCGAAGAGTTTGCACAACGCTATGAACATGATAAAACAGTGATGGTGGAAGCCCTAGATCGTATGGTAAAAGAAGGTCTTACAACTGAGATCCAAGCAATTGCTGCTGAAAAGCAAGCTATTGCAGAAGATCGTGTCAAGTTCAACGGCAAAATGAAAGAATCCGCAACGAAGTTCAACAGCTTCATGGTTTCTAAATTAGCCGAAGAAATTGGCGAGTTGCGCAAAGACCGCAAGCAACACAATGAAGGACTCCAGAAATTGGAAGGCTTTATTGTGCATGCACTAGCCCGTGAAATTCAAGAATTTGCGGCCGACAAACAAGCTGTTGTGGAAACAAAAGTTCGTTTAGTCCGCGAAGCACGTGGCCAGCTAGAATCATTGAAGCGCCGTTTTGTAAAAGAATCAGCACAGAAAATGAGCAAAGCTGTAAGCCAACATCTAAAGGCTGAACTCAGTCAGTTACAAGAAGACATCAAAGTTGCTCGTGAGAACAATTTTGGTCGTCGTATCTTTGAAGCATATGCAAGTGAATTTGGTGCTACCCATCTCAATGAGAAGGCAGAAGTACGCAAGTTACACGACACAATTGCACAAAAAGATTCCAAACTGTCTGAAGCCATCAAACTTATTAAGAATGCAAAAGTTCTTAATGAGAGTAAAGAGCGTGAAATACGCATGATCAAGGAATCCAATGAGCGTCAAGCCACATTAGATCACTTGTTGGCTCCTTTAAACGAGGAAAAAGCCGAAGTCATGAGTAGTTTACTCGAAAGCGTACAAACATCACGTTTGAAAAACGCATTTGAAAAGTATCTTCCAGCTGTTCTAACAGACCGCTCTGTAAAAACCCAAAAAGTAATTACAGAATCCGTGTCCGCAGTCACTGGCGATAAATCTGCCCGTAGCCAATATGTAGAAGAAGTTGCTGATGAAACCAGCAATGTAATCGACATCAAGCGTTTGGCAGGGTTGAATTAATTTTAAAGGAGACATAAAATGTCACAACAATTATTAGAAGGTCGCTGGGACGAGACCAAGGAAGCACTACTTGAAGGTCTAAACGGTTCTAAGCGCAGTAGTATGAACGTTATTCTTGAGAATACACGCAAGTACTTGAAAGAAAATGCAAGTGCTGGTTCAACAGCATCTGGTAACATCGCCACATTAAACCGTGTGATTCTACCAGTTATCCGACGTGTCATGCCAACTGTTATTGCTAACGAGTTGGTTGGTGTTCAGCCAATGACAGGTCCAGTTGGACAGATCCACACATTGCGTGTACGTTACGCCAGTGCTTTAACAGACAACTCAGCTGCTGCTACTTCAGTTGCTGCTGGTCAAGAAGCATTGAGCCCGTTCACAATTGCTACAGCTTATTCATCAAGCCCAGCTGCTGCAAACAATGCAGGCACAACAACCACCAACTACCAAGGCGCTTCAACAGCTTCCATGGAAGGCAACGGCGGTAAGACAGTCTCTGTACAAATCTTGAAGCAAGCAGTTGAAGCCAAGACACGTAAGTTGCAAGCTCGCTGGACATTTGAATCTGCACAAGACGCACAAGCCATGCATGGTATTGACGTTGAAGCAGAAATCATGGCAGCTTTGGCCCAAGAAATTACTGCTGAAATTGACCAAGAGATTCTCTTGAGCTTGAGCAGTTTGGCCGCTACTGAGTACACATACAACCAAGCTACTGTATCAGGTACAGCCACATTCGTTGGTGACGAGCATGCCGCATTGGCAGTTCTAATCAACCGTGTTGCCAACTTGATTGCACAACGCACACGTCGTGGTGCTGGTAACTGGGCTGTTGTTTCACCAGCTAGTTTGACAGTGCTACAAAGTGCTACAACTAGTGCTTTTGCTCGCACAACAGAAGGCACATTCGAAGCTCCTACAAACACCAAGTTTGTTGGAACATTGAACGGTGCAATGCGTGTGTTTGTCAACAGCTACGCTACAGACTCAAGTCCAGTTCTAGTTGGATACAAAGGTTCTAGTGAAGCTGATGCAGCCGCATTCTATTGCCCATACATTCCATTGATGAGCAGTGGAGTTGTGTTGGATCCATCAACATTCGAACCAGTCGTGTCATTTATGACTCGCTACGGGTTTGTAGAGTTGACCAACACTGCAAGTTCATTCGGTAATGCTGCCGACTACGTGGGAGAGATAGCTGTGCAAAACTTGTCTTTCTCTTAATCAGAAAAAGACTTTTCGGAAACGAAAAACAAAAAGGCCCTTCGGGGCCTTTTTTATTGATACCTGCTTTGATATTGTTTATTGGGGATATTGCAGTACAGCATAAATAAACATATGAAAGATATTGATAAAATTAAACCCTACACATACCTGGTCAAACACAAAGCCACTGGCAAAAAATATTACGGCAGCAGGTGTAAAAATTTTACTAAACTTAATAAAACTCCTGCTGAAGATTTTTGGAATCACTATACTACAAGTAGTGAAAATATCAATAATATTATTAAATCAGAAGGTAAAGAATCTTTTGAGTATGAGATACGCAGAACATTTGATTCTGTTGAAGAAATGGCTAACTGGGAAACACGGGTGCTTACAAGATGTCGTGTATTAGAAAGACAAGATATTTGGTTAAACGGTAATGTTGCTGGTAAAAAAATACTCACAGAAGCAGGAGTTAAAAAAATCAGCATCACACATAAAGACAAACCTAAAACAGAAGAACATAAAAAGAAAATAAAAGAAGGCAACATAGGAAAAAATAAAGGAAGAATACAAACTAAAGAGCATCGACGTAAAAATTCAGAAGCAAACAGCGGTAAAAATAATCCTATGTACGGGCCCTGTTCGGAAGAAAGAGCTGCAAATATAAGTGCCGCCAAAAAAGGAAAGCCTGCTAAAAACAAAGGCACAGCAATGACCGAAGAGCAAAAAGCAATTATCCGTGCTACCAAAGAAAAGAACAAAGTAATGTTAACATGTGAAGTGTGCAACAAGACCATGCGTGAAAGTCATTTTAAAATGTACAAGCACGGTGTCAACTGCGCTGCCATAAATATCGCATGATCGCACAAATCAAATACTCAGGATTGTTTCCAGAAAAGCATGCTAGCCCTGTAGGAACAGCATTGGGTCTCAACCAACCCAGGCCTGCACCAGTGCCACCAGTTCCGGTTGTACAAAAGCCAGTTAAATCTTAAACAGCTTCAAGTGCAAGTTGATTTTTTTCACAACTGACGCCCAGTCGCCCATTGCGGGCTGACGGAACAATCTGGCTGTGGCATACCACGGAGTGTCGTCTCTGTTGAGCAGCCAGCGCCAGCACGGTGCATAGTTGTTCAACATGATCCAAGTGGGCTTGCCCAATGCTGCACTCAAGTGTGCTGTGGCAGTGTCAACACTGGTGACCACATCAAGATTGGCAATCAGCCCGGCTGTGTCAGCAAATGCAGGAGTACCACCTGGAAAACAATGCACACCTGCGT